ATCTTACTCTTTCTCTTTCCCCCTCTATCACTTTACTTTGAATCAGTCGTGCCGTTTGTAGACTCAGCTTTGCTGTCTTTCATATCTATTACTTTAGCTTCTTTTTCTTCTGTTTTACCTTTAGAATCTCTTTTAGCTATATTAGATTTATGCACTGCATCCATTGCTTCTGCTGCAATTTCCCATCTATCCGTTCGAATATTATAAGCCGCCTGGACTCCATCTTTTCGTTCAGTATATGTTAGTGGTGCACCATCACTAATTGGTTCTCCATTATGAACTATTTGTTCAATTTTTTGTTCTATCGTTTGTCCTTCCGACGTTTTCGCTCTTTGTAAGCGACTAGTATTGTAATAAGGTACTTTGTAAGCCATTTTTTCATTTTTTTATAGGTTAGGCATTATTTTAGCTGACATTTTACGTCTAGCTGTGTTATCTACTTTAATTTGGCACCAAAAGTTTTGACTATCTAGTGCTTTTTGTGCAAATATGTAGTTGAATTTACTTGGATCTACATAAGTTGTTAAGTCACTAATTCCAAATGAACTTTGGTCGTATCTTCGATTTAGTGTCATAAACATTTCTTTTTCTTGTTCTGCGAAATTTCCTCTACATTGATTTACATTTGTCATATAATTTATCCACGCCGGTTGTTTTCCTGCACTTTCATATTTTGGTCCTGCAGGTCCTACAACTGTATCAAACCATGCCATTTGGTCTGTTACTAAGTCTTGGAATCCTATTTCGTCCATTGCTGGTTTATGGAATTCATCCATATTTTCTAGATTTAAATCCCATTTATTACCCTGTGAATAATCTAATCTTGGTGTTATTGATACTATTCCCATTATATAAGATGGTTCATTTACTTTAATTCTAATTTTACCACCTTTATTTTTTCTTGTTAATCGTCCTCTACCTGCTAGTGTTCCTAGTGGTTGTGTTGTATCATTAACTTTTGTATCTGAATTTGATATTACTTCTTCGAATGCTAATTCTTTTATTAAACTTCCGTGATATACTGGACTTTCTGATGATTTTGCTCTTTCATGTGTATACACTGCATCTAACCAATCATCATATGATCCTCCACTTATAGCTATTCTGTTAAGCATATTATATACTTTATTAGCTAAGTTTAAAGAGTCTATTGTAAATTCTCCACTACTTGTATCTACAGCTGTTACAGCTGCTACTCCATTAGGTCCTTCGATCCATTCTGTTGATATCCAATTATTAAATAAGTCAGATTGATAGGTTTTTAATCCCAATCCTTCTTGTGAGCTTCTACAGAATGCGTTTTCATAGTCTTCTGATGCTACTCCACCTTCTGTATCTAATCCTAATCCGTATGGTGCAATACTATTTGCATTTATATTAAATGCTGTTGCTTGTCCTACTGCCGCTAATATATCTTCTCTCATTTGGTCAATATTATCTAGCGGGAATTGTGTTAGTTGTGGTTCTCCCGAACCTCTTTCATATACATTTTCTACCGGATCTACTCCTCCTGTTGTCGCATCTACTTCAAATGTTATTGCACTTCCGTTTGGTCCTATGTATCCTTCACATACTACTGTCCATGCAAAACCCGGTATTCCTGGTACTTCTGTTAATGTTACATTTTGGAATACTCCACCTTCTTCGAATCTTAATGGATAATCATCTCCATCTATTGTAACTTTTATTTTTTTTAAGTTCGGTTGTCCATATGGTTGAGCTGGTGAATTACTCCATGCTAAACCAAATACTAATCTAGTACTTAATCCTAATGCAAATCCTGCATTGTTTACTGTTACAGTATTATTGTATATGTTACCTTCAAGTGTTCCATCAACCCATAATTGAATATTTCCACCACTTGGACCTATTAAATTATATCCATTATCTAGATCTTCTCCGTGTATTACATACCCTACTGTTCCATCTGTTCCTTCTTCTTGTTTATTTGCATAGTAATTTTTATATATGTCCCAATATCCTAAATATGGTACTGCATTAAATTTTCTTTTTATATTTCCTGCTACACTGTTTACTGTTCTTCCTAATCCTCTTATATTTAAATATGAGTATAAACTTGAACTATTAACTTGTGCATTATCTGTTAAGTTTGTTGGATCATACTTAGCTACTAGTTCCATTTGTGGCAATTTTATTTTAGCCATATCTAATCCAATGTTTAACATATTCATATGTAATTTACCTTGATATAACCTAACAGGACATTCAAATACATCTAATTGTACTTTGTAGCTTCCGAATAATGGTCCTACTGTTGGTAAAGTTTTTACATCACAATCTAGGTCAATATCGAATGTATCTCCTGGTAAACCTAATTCAGACATGAATGGTACTAATGTACCTGATGCCATTGAGCTTCTCCATACATATCCTAAATCATGTGAACTTCTTTCGTAGTTTCTTAAACTAACTTCATTCTTTGATCCCGATCCTATTCGGTCTCCTCCGATGTTTGTTTTCATTTTTAGTTTTTGTTTTCTTTATTATTAATTGTTTTATTTGTTTCTTCTTGCATTGTATTAAGAATCATCATTACTTGTATTATTCTATTCCATGTAATTTTTTCTAATTCTTTTTTAACTTCTTTTTTATTATGATTTTCTTCTGTTACTCTATAGTTACCCATTACACCAAAGTGTTTATCTTTCACTGATATAATTGTAAATGGTGAATCTTTAATTTCTTCTCTTTTAATGAGCTCTGTTCTAGAAGAGTTTTTTTTGTCCACTTTTTTTACATCCATGTTGATACTCTCTAATGTTTGTGTTTCCATCTTTTCGATAAGTTTTTGTTGTTTTTATTAAGTGATATGTCCCATTTTTTAAGAGGTCTGGACTAATTATTTCCCCTGTTTCTAGATCTGCGAATACTGTCTCGCTTCTCCACTGATTTTTTGCCTTTAAAGTCATCTGCTATTTTTTTAAAGTCTATATAACTTCCTATTCTTATCAGCATCTGATAAATTTTTATTATAAATCTTATTATTTTCATCTTGTTTGCATTAATACTTTTTCACGTTTAAGAGCAGCTATTATACTTCTTAATCGGTCGTTTTCAATTTTAAGATTTCTGATTTCTTGTTGTAATTTTTTCTCCATTTTGAGCCTTTTTAATGGAGTAGGGTAGTTGACATTTTGTCATTTAAGTGTCTGACAATCAGTATTTTACATACTATATATTATAGGACAACTTGCTTTTAACTATTTGATTATCAACTCTTTACGCTACTCAAATTTTACATAATTATTTTTAATACACTGCCAAATCTATAAATTTAATTTTAATTGATTGTCTTTTTTTTCATTTTTTTTTATTTCTTTTAATATTTCCTGGATTATTTTCTCCATTCTTGCTTCGAATTCTTCTAATGTTTCTTTTTTTTCCATAAACATCAAGCGTGATTTATCACAAGGATTGTAGCCACGCGCAGCGTATATTCAGCGTTGGCCATATAGTTTTTTAATTCTTTCTAATCTTTTTAAGTTTCTTAAATTATTTTCATAATTTTTAAGTTCCCAATTTATACTATCATCTCCGTATCCTAGTCTTTTATTTTTTATTCTTTTTTCTTTTAGTAATTCAAAGTATTCTTTGTCATCTTTACTTACGTCTACTTTTTCTCCGTCTACCCATCTTACTTTCTTATCTAATTTTTTAATCCATAGTTTTTCTCTTTGATCTTCGGTATAGATTTTGTTTCTATAGTATATTGGTAATGCTAATTTAATTCCTTTTCGAGTTCGGTAAGTTTCGTCAGTTTTTTCATTTTCTTTATAGATGTTGTTGTTTTTATCTGTTCTTTTTAGATATCCTCGACCAATTCCTTGACTTACAAACATTTTTGACTTATATTCTTTATGAATTTTATCAGATTTATTTAAATATTTTATAATATAATTAATTGTTTTTTCATTTACATAATCTCCAAACCATATTCCGCCGTATTTCCATATTGGTGCTATATCTTCTTTGTTTTTTGACCATAGTATACCATGTATGTGTAATCGTTCTGTCCTACTGGTACCTAGCTCTGTCACTAGCCAATGTCTTATTGTACGTTTATGTTTCTTTCGCCATCTTTCTGTAAATCTTCTAACACTTAATCTTGCTATTTCGTTATCTCTGTTATATCCACTTAATTTTGGATCTATTTCATTATCTAGTTTTTGTAATTCTTCTTCACTATATGTAAATGTTACAAAGTAAGCTGGTAATTCATTATTTCTTATTTCTTCACTTAACCTTACTTGCCATTCTCTTGCTTTTTGTTTTCTACATTCCATACATTTTCCGCATCCTGCTGGTACATATAGAACTCTTTGGTCTGTAGCTTGGGGGACGTCTCCCCCATTTTTTTTATTTGCTACATACTTTTTGTTTTTTATTAGTTTTGGATAAAGGCACATTATTTAATTTCCACCTTTAAACCATTTCATTATTACATTTTCTATTCCTTTTGGAAATAATCTTGCAATTTTGGTAATATTATCTATTCCGTAGTGTGCTACTAACATTCCTCTTACTACCCACTTATCTGTTTCATTATTTGTTGGATCTAATCCCAAATTATTAAATAAATCATTTATTGCACTTCCTGTAACTCCCTTATCTTCTTTTAATTTATTTAATCTAATCATTGATTCATTTAATTTTTTTTCTGAAATTGTTTTTAACTTCTGTTCAGCTTTTAATTTTGTATCTTCATCAATATTTCTTGTTTCAGCTATTACTTTTTCAATTTCTGCTTCTCCTCTTTTATTTTCTCCTAGTTGTCTATTCACTTCAATTCTATCCAATTGATTTTGAATTTCTTTGTTTTCTATATCTTTTTCTAATGATTTTGCTTCTAACCCCATTAGCACAGTCTGCATATTTGCTCTCCATGCTTGTGGTGCATTTCCACTTGCAGCACTACCACCTGTTTGACTTCCTGTTGAACCTGCAGCTCCTGCTCCTTTATACATTAATGCTGGGTTTAATCCTGCTTTTTTCATCATTTCAACTTGCTTTGGGTAACTTGTTTTTTTCCATAGTTTGTATTGTAAATCACTACCCTGTTGATTTAATGCCATTTGATTTTGTTGTGCTATTTCCATTAATTCTTGTTGTTGTTGGAATTGTTGTTGGTTTAATCCTTGATTGATTGCTCCTTCTAACATTCCTAATCCTATTCCTATTGGTCCTTCTGCTTCCATTTTATTTTTCTTTTAATTTTAAATCTACTTTTCTAATAAATTCTCTTATTCTATCAACAGCTAATCTCATTCTATGAGCTCTGTATTCATCTACTAATTCGTTACCTACGATTATTAAATCTTCTAATAATCCTAAATCTTCAAATATTGTTCTTTCTATTTGATTTGCTGTTAATTTTTGTTTTTTGTCAATTTCTTTTAATTTCATAATTTTTGGTTTTCGCGCTTTTTTCTGAAAAGCGTTATTATAACTTGATATATAAGTACAAATGCGTACCACTTTGTCAAAGTTTGGGGGG